TTTCTTGCTGGAAATGGACTACCCCACACTTCCTCTATACTCGCCATATTGTTCTCTGAACCATAGAAAAATATTACAGGTCTTTCTAACAAAGATGTACGTCCGTCAATCCGATTTATTCGTCAGTGCGGCCATACTCATCTACATAGTCTTCTTTGCTCTATCGCCGCCAGAGTTCGTTCGCACCATCCTTACAAGCCCAATTGGAATGTCGGCTTCTTTTGGAGTTGCTGTCTACGTCGCTCTCTATCACAGCAAGGCAATTGGCGGCCTCTTGATTGTGGCTTTATTGGCGAGCATGACACAGGTTACTGAGCATATGAATGCAGGATGCTCGGCTGGAGCAGTACAAACAAGCACACTTGTGAATGGTGGAGACCTAACAACTCTGAATAATGTAGCGGATGCATCGGCATGTGGGACTGCTTGCTGCGCTAATGCCAGCTGCACTGGTTATACCTACAATAGCCAAAACAAGAACTGCCACTTGAAGTCCGGAGCTACGACGACAGCGTCTGGCCCTGCAAACTTTTCAGGAGCAACAGTTACTCGGACATCAGCCACTCCTGCATCGCAAGCTTCTCCCCCAAGTGTAGACCGCCCTGCTTCGGGAGGCTCTACGGCTGCTACTCCTCCCCCATCTTCGGCAGCAGCTCCCCCGACAGCGGCAGCTCCTAAACCTACAATGTCCTGCAACCTTGAAAACTTTGCGGCTTACTAAACAATAAGATGTTGGATTTAGCCATTCAGGGTGCGCAGACCAATCTGTTCTTTATTGGAATAATGATGTTGATTTTGAACATCGGAAGTCGTCATATAGTTCATGAATTCAGCGATGACGATGAAGAGTATAGCCAGAATATACTTCTTCGTCGCATTGCGATCTTTGCGGCTTGTTTTGTAGGAACTCGCGACATCATTGTTTCCCTCATTTTGACGGCAGCGTTCGTTGTTCTTTCGACTGGAATGTATCACACAAAATCAATTTATGCTCGTGAAGGAATGACGAATAATGAAATGCAAGTCAGTGCCGTTTCTCAAGTGATTGCAGGGTCAGATTAGAGCTTCAAACTCACCGAGTTCTTTCCGGTAGAACTGCGCTTTGGCGTGCTTGCGATAGACACCTTCTTTGGGTTCTCTGACTGGACCTGCTTCAATAAGTCCTCGATGTTCACCTGAGGAGCCTTCATTTCGCGAACGGCTTGAGGCGGTGGCGCAACTGCGGCCGCCGGTGGCTGGGGGTTCGGGCGAGCAAACTTCACTGGGCTCTTGATAGAAGTTGGCGCGCGTCCGGGATTTTGAGTAGCCTGTGGAGGTGGCGGAGGCATCATAGAACTCATGTAGCTCGCAAGACCGGCCATCGGGTTTGCGGAAGGAGGAGCTGGGATATATGAGGGCATCTGGGGTGCAGGAACGGACTTCATATCCCGCGTCTGTTGCTGCATGGCGGCAGTCGCCAGCTGCCGAGCAATATCAGGATTTGTTCGGAGAACCTCGTCAATGTTCGGAATGGGAGCCTTACGCGCCATCTGGTTCGTCAAATGGACCATATAGACCATCATACACGTGCGAATTGGGATCCGGACGAGAGGATGCATCTTCATCTTGTCGCCATACAGATCATACAGTTCCTCGAAATCTTCCTCCATATCCACTACATTCATCTGCGCCGATTCCGAAAGACCATCCAAATTTAGACCAAACGCCTTCATTACTGCCACATTCTTAGATCCCCACTCCATAGCGGACATACCAGTAATATACCAATCGCAGAACTGCTTAATAGTCTGGTCCATCTGCTTCTCGCGACGCATGAACTCGAGCTCCATCTTCATCTCGTCCAAAGGCGATTCTAAAGTGAAGCGCTTGCGCATAGGGACGCCCATCTTCTGAAGACGCTCAAACTTACGTAGCATCTCATACTTCTCCTTCATCACGTGCTCCTCTGACATACGTCGAGGTGCAGGCTGATAAGCATCGGCGTTCATGTTATGGAAGCCATCAGAGGTCTGCGATGGACCGACATCGTTCGGTGCTGGAAAAAGGCGGGGAGCTGGCGGGGCGGCTGGCTCCGACGTATCAAAGTTTACGGAAGGAAGCTCGATCGACTCCAAATTCGCCATTTCCATATCGGGTGCTCCTGCTATCTGTTGGTTTGTCAACATATCTGCTCCGAGAATACCTTCCATTTGTTAATTCTAACTGGATAGGTTCTGAAAACTAGAACGCATTACAGCAAGCCATTCCTTGGCAAGAACCTTATAGCTATAGTTCTCTATCACGAAGGTATATTGCTCTAGGGCAAGTGCCTTTACCTTTTCAGGATCGGACCTCAAATCTGCAATGATTTCAAGGGCCTCTTCGACAGTATCAAACTTAGGGCCTGGTACGTGTCTGAAGTTACCAACGCGACTCCCAATTACTGGGACACCAGACGCAATAGCCTCAAAGGCAGGCAGTGGACCAGTTTCTTTCTCCATATGAGGACCAGAAACAATCAGAAGCATATCAATGGTATGATACCACTCTTTTACCTGTTCGTAAGTTAGCCACGAAGCTTTCAGAAGAGGGAGTCCAGATTTCTCCCCAATTTCATTGGCCATCTCCACTCGTTTCTCTGTAACGTGTTCCTTTCCACACCATCCGAGATTTCCAATAACACCAGATCGAGGAGTATATGTGAACTCGGCTTCGTCTACTCCATTTCTCATCAAATATACTTCTGGAATTTCAGGAGGAATTTTGTGACGAATAGAATCACTTGTGATTGCGAATTTTATTTGAGGATCCCATTCTCCATCTTTAATTTCCCAACCTTCTCCTGCTCCATGAGAAATGAAGATTGTCTTGGACAACCCTAGATGGGACCATTCTTTCTTCAATAAGCAGTATGTAAGTAGATTTGTTAAGCAAATATCGGACCATCTGTATCCGGAATCAAACTCTTCCCACGTGTAACTCTGCCAATCAGAAAATCTATACTCAACTTCATCTCCCAAATTTCTCATAACATCGCGGTATACTCTTCCAAGCGCCCAGTTTGTATCGCTAAAAATAAAGACTTTCATTATTCTTCAAATGTTCATTGTTTGTAAATTAAGTCCAAAGGTAAATTCCAACTTTTTTGAGCTCTTCTTCTTTGTTTAAGACTTTACGCGCTATATTATTCGATACGGGATTACAAGCTCTTGCTTGGGCGTTTTCCTCCGGACCACATATTAATAGTAGAGAATTATACCTTGATCTAATAATTGCTGCTTCATCTGTTAGAACCGGCCAAAACCAGGAAGGTTCTTCCCAATACGCCTTTTTATTCTTTAGTGCAGAATTGTGCCGAATGTACATTTCTTTTGGAAATGATAATTTCTGAACTTCTCCAACTAATTTACAATACTCCCAAAAAATGTATTTAGTATATTCGTATTTGCCGCTAAACAGATAGTTCTCTGCAGAAGACACGTCGTCGGACACGTAATGAATTGCGTACTGAGTAGAAATATCCGGCTTCAACCAGATTTTTGCATTCAGCATCTCAATTAGAGCATCTGACGCAATGAAATCAGAATCCCACCGAAATGTCCATACGCGAGTAGACCTTGAAATACACCATCGGGAATACTCGACCATACTATGCTTAGACCCCTTGTCAGTGACAAGAACTTCATAACCCGCGCGTGAAACAGGATATTGGTAGCTGTGAATATGAACAGGAAACCCCTCCGATTGTACCTGTTCGGCTATTTCCAAAGACCGGTCAGTACACAAATGAAGAATCACGTGGATATCGTAAGGAATTGTGAGTTTGGTTAGAGACCGTAAACATTCTTCCAAAGTAGCTTCTTCATTGCGAACTCTAACAATAAAAGAAATTCCTTCCATTTTGTACGTTAATAATGCTACTATTAAAATCAATGCTCCATAACCCAAAGACCTTGTAAAAAACAGTCTGCCAAGTCGTCTTTCTTAGGATGTTTCAGCATATAAGTTTTCCAAGGCTGAGTAGGAACAAGCTCAGTAGCATGAACAATTCCTGTGCTCTTACGGCCCTTATATGTCTTTGTTGAATCCTGAACGGTAATGATATTCGTTAATTTATGGACCGCAGAAACACCCTTGCATCGAAACCCTTGACACACAAACCACATATGTAGCATGGCTTGGACACATAACATTCGCTTATCTGGCTGTTGCTCGAATGCAATCAAGTTTGCGTCTTTCCACAAATCTCGTCTTGCTTCCAAACATTGGGCGATGGGTCCAGCCAAATCAACGACCGAGCACTGTTTGGCGGATTTCACACATCGCTTCCAGACGTTCGCAGAGTAATGGATGTAGAGTTTCTCTACCAGTTCTTTCTTTGTAGTTCCGCTAATTCCAAGAGGAGCGCCTTCGGATTTCAGGGAACTAAGCTCCTTCTTGGAAAGGGATATTTTCGTTATTGGTTTGGATCCTTTGGGACAATGGACTTTACACGAATAGGACGTTTCGTCCTGCTTCATGTAATTTGCCGCCTTCTTACACTTATAACATTTCGGGTTATCGTGTCCTGCCGATTCTGCCATGACGTCAATCAAGTCCCAGTGTAAAATCTTTACATCGGAGCGAGTTGTTCCTTCCATAACACAAAAAGCTAGATTGCGTAGCCCAACATCAAACGATACAAGTTTCATTATGTGTTTATTACCTATAATGTGAATACTTTAAGCGGTTGCCTTCAGTAGCTCAATGAGGACTGACTTGGAATCGCGCTTGCCGAACGGAATACCCTTCTGGGTAAGGATTTCGCGGAGCTGGACGGCAGTCTTGCTCTGTAAATCGTCAATGTCAACGGGCTCCGAGACTGCCTCCTTGGCAGGGGGCTCACTTACGCGCTCAACGGAGACACGATCGTCGTCATCGTCCTCCTCCTCCTCAACCTCGGCTTCCGGCTCTGGCTTTGTGGGAGCTACCTCAGGCTCGGGCTCAACCTCTGGCTCAGTCTCGTGTGGAGGGTTGACGAGAGTAGAAACCACGAGGCTCAGCGAGTTAATACTCTGCTGGAGGCGGGTCTGCTGCCAATACAGGTATCCAACCATACCCGATAAGACAAACATCATAGATGCGAGAACGACAATAGTTGCATACGTGAGGTCCATTTAGTAGTTTAAGAGTATCTATTCTTTAAGTTTGAACGACTTAATTTCACACAAAAACACAAATGCCTACTCCCGATGCTTCAGCGTTCACGCGTCAATCGAAACTACGAGCGTTTCAGAGCCAAACTCGTGATAATGGAGTGAAAGTTCTCACACATCTGTATCAACCTATTATTGCCACGTCTGGATTACAGGATTTCCTGCCTTCTTTCTCCAACAAGGTAATGTCTCCTAAAACTGGATCTCTTCCATGGAGCCGAGTGAGCCAGAATGTTACTTATGTGAGTAAAAAAACTATTAAATAGACAATGCCACTCCTTAAGTGGAAACCTGCGTCGGACATAACTGCGTATCGCAAACAACACGCGATAAATGAACTGTTCATTGCCGACGAGCGCGAGAATAACCCCATAAACAAAAAGCATCGGCGAACTCTAGTATCTACGCCCCCAGTATATGCCGGCAACGGAATATGGGAAGATTTGAAGCAGTTGTGGGGGTATTATCTAACGCCTCCTAGTTCTACAATTGTACAGCAATTAACAGCCGGTATTCAGCCAAATCAGCTAAGCCTAACACTTCTGAATTATTTTCCAGATGCAGCATCAGCTCAAACTAATCTTGGATTTCCAGGTATATTGGCGGTATATATGGACAATGGCCGAGTAATCAGATCAAATTGGTATTATATTTATTTAAATTGCGACTATTCATTTCTACAGGTAGGTGGTAGCAATATATGGTGCGATTCTACTCAAGTAATTCCTTCTCAAAGCAGAACTGAAACAGCGGGATCTGGTATTACATCTGTTTTTGACCGAACTAACACGTGTATTGGTTATCCCTCTAGCTGTCCCGGCGGGTATCGGATTATATATCCTACTGGATCTAACTTATGGATAGTTAGTAGTGATAACCAAACTGCTTCAAACTACAGGACTACTTCGTATGGAACTATAAACGCTGACCCAAATAATAACGGTGGAATATTCCAACCAGCATACACTGGAGAAGCAAGTGATCGGCCGGACTCTAGAAGTTTTATTGCCATGAGAGACATACTTTTTCAGGGAAGTGGTAGCTCATGGACGGTTAAGTCGAGTGTTAGTAGCGGAACCAATTCAATAGGTGGTAGTACACCGTATTCAATTGTCGTAACCTACCCAACAAGTCCTGCTGGAATTTATATCTAAAACTCCTCATCTAACCTGATCTCCATATCCTTCTGATTTAATTATCGCACGAATCTCCATATGTTCTAAAGTTATTGGTTAAAGTTTACTATGTTATAGAAAGATAATAGGATGCCAACTCCTGATGCCTCGCAATATACTTTCATTCATAAGTTGCAGACGACACAAGAGTGTGAAAAGTATATTGATCCTAAAAAGCTAAGAGTCGCGAGGCAGTATGTAACTCGCCCGATCGGATTTGACACATTATTTGAAAGAAATGCTTTGAAGTCTAATACGTCCTTAGAATGGATAGTTTCTACTTTTGCAGGAAGCGGAGATTATGCTCAGTTTAATGCTCCATACGGAGTTGCCGTAGATAGTTTTGGAAATGTTTATGTCGGAGACGCCGCTAATCACAGAATACGAAAGATTACTCCTGCCGGAGTTGTATCTACGTTGGCAGGTGGACTTTCTGGAGGATATCAAGATGGAGCTGGAGATTCTGCCAGGTTCAGTGTTCCAACCGGAGTTGCCGTAGATAGTTCTGGAAATGTTTATGTCGCAGACACCGGTAATGAGAGAATACGAAAGATTACTCCTGCCGGAGTTGTATCTACATTGGCAGGTGGAGTTGTTGGATATGAAGATGGAGCTGGAGATTCTGCCAAATTCGATACTCCATTTGGAGTTGCCGTAGATAGTTCTGGAAATGTTTATGTCGCAGACACCGATAATAACAGAATTCGAAAGATTACTGCTTCTACCGGCATTGTATCTACATTGGCAGGAGATAGTACTTCAGGAAATAACGATGGAACTGGAACTAGTGCTCGATTTTTTAGTCCTGCTGGAATTGCTGTAGATAGTTTGGGGAATGTATATGTATCGGATAGAGGTAATAACAGTATTCGTAAGATTACTGCTTCTACCGGCATTGTGTCTACATTGGCAGGAGATGGTACTACAGGAAATAACGATGGAACTGGAACTAGTGCTCGATTTTTTAGTCCTATTGGAATTGCTGTAGATAGTTCCGAGAATGTATACGTCGCAGACAAATATAATAACAGTATTCGTAAGATTACTGCTTCTACCGGCATTGTATCTACATTGGCAGGTGGAGTTCTTGGATATCAAGATGGACCTGCAGCTGATGCCAAGTTCAAAAATCCAAACGGAGTTGCCGTAGATAGTTCTGGAAATGTTTATGTCTCAGACACAGATAGTAACAGAATTCGTAAGATTACCTATTCATAATCCTATTTTAAAACTCTTCATCTAACCTGATCTCCATATCCTTTTGATTTAAGCCAACGCCAGGCTTCGAATACTCGCTCACCTTCTTCTCGAAGAAGTTCGTCTTTCCCTCCATAGAAATCAAGTCCATGAAATCAAACGGATTCTGGACTCGGTAAATCTTCTGGCACCCCAGCTGGACCGCCAATCTATCGGCCACAAACTGGATGTACTGGCTCATATCTCGCGAGTTCATGCCGATCAAAGAACAAGGCAAAGCAGAGCAAATGAACTCCGTCTCAATCTCCACTGCCTCGCGAACGATGTCCACAATCTGTTTCTCGGTGAGCTTGTTTTGGAGCTTGTGATAAAGCGTAACCGCGAACTCCGTGTGAAGTCCCTCGTCTCGAGAAATGAGCTCATTTGAGAACGTGAGGCCGGGCAGAAGACCGCGCTTCTTGATCCAGTAAATCGCACAGAACGAGCCGCTGAAGAAGATGCCCTCGACGCACGCAAACCCTACAAGGCGCGTCGCGTAATTGTCCGCCGACTCGATCCACTTCAAAGCCCACTCGGCCTTCTTGCGAATGCAGGGAACCGTATCAATCGCGCGGAAATACTTATCCTTCTCAACACTGTCCTTGACGTACTGGTCGATCAACAAAGAGTACGTCTCCGAGTGAATGCCCTCCATTGCGTTCTGGAGACCGTAAAAGAGGCGAGCGACAGGCGACTGGATTTCGCGCTGAAACCGAGTTGCCAAGTTTTCCTGAACGATGCCGTCCGAACCCGCGAAGAAGGCAAGAACCTGCTTAATGAACGCCTGTTCGGTCGTACTCAACTTGTTCCAATCCTCCTTATCCTTGCTGAAATCAATTTCCTCGACGGTCCAGAAGGACGCAACCGCTTTCTTGTAGAGAGAATACATGTCTTCCTCGTATGGCGAAATAGGGAACAGAGTGTAGCGTCCGCCGAGGGTCTTGCTAGAAGTGTCAAATAGGGGCTCCATGCTTTTGTATGTGAAAAAGTTAAAAGGGTTCAAACAGTTCCGTTTTCTATATAGTAATGAGCTTCCAAAAATCATTCCGACAGGTAGGCGGCGAATACAAAGAGCAATCCGATATTGTCGTGGTAGACAATATCCTGTTTTCTAGGTCAGACGAAGGTGTAGGAACAAAAGAAAATCCCAAATCGGCTCAGTGTGGTCGTGCAACGTACTATCCCGTATCTTCAAACAATTTAGATTTTTCAATAACTATTTATCATTCAAGAGTCACGACAGACAGTATTGTCATGGCTGTCGCAAGTCAAAATGGATTTTTCGGAGGTCCTGTAAACGCAGTGAAAAATGTGTATGTTTACCCTCCTATCGATGGATCTGGGTCATTTAAGATCACATTGGATTCAAATGAATTCACGAATGTGGATTGGTTTATTGTAAAGTTTTGAGTTTGGATGCGATTTTATGAATACTCAGGACGGATACTCCTGAAGCATCCGAGACCGACTTCATTTGGGTTTTGGTTACGCATCCCATAATGTGTGCGATAACTCCCGCCACAATTGTCTTTGGAGTGTGCTCGAACTCATCTTCCGATTTGAGGGAGATCTTGTGAAGCAGTTCCATGACACGATCCCTCTGCGTATCATTCAGGTTCAAAGCAGATGTTAGGCGTTCAGCTAGTCCGATTTGAGTATCTAATACTGTGTTTTCAGTTTGTTCGAATCGAGATATGGCCTTGCAAAGTGCTCGGATATTTACCATAAACATTGCTGAAATCTCCTCGTGCGTCCTTGATGCGTTCTGGTTTCTGCAGGCGACGAATACAGCTGCACCCATACATGCCCGCCGCGTATCCCCCCGAACCTTTTGGGCGTCCTCCAAATGCTTATACAGACCACAAGCGTCCATGATGATTGATTTCGGAAGACCTGCACGATTACAAGACATTTGAATAGCGTCAAATATTCCCATCCACGACCTCTCGCTGTTGGAGTAAAGAGACCAGCAGGATAGGCGTTGAAGTCCCTTCATGACCGCGTTCGTTGACGAAATCCCTTTGTGCGAGACCACGGAACCGTAGGAGGAGTTCGGCAAGAGTTCTGACGTAGCAAATCCAGTGCGACTTTGGTCTTCTCCTTTAGTGTCCTCATAGTTGCGCCACTCTGCACCTTCGTCGATGAGGCAGCCAAGAATGCTCGCGCAGTTCGTGCATACATGCTGCCCGTCTTCAATAACTAGGTCGGTATGTTTACAATCCATGACTTCTCTCAGTGTAATAAGCTTATTCCGTTTTTCACTTGTCGTAACGCAGCGATAAATCCAAAATTGAACCTAATGTCGGGAATACCTTTTTGAAAGGGCTGTCTAGGTAAGTTTCATACAAGAACTTCAGTTTATTGCCTAAATCGTCCATGAAAAGGAAAATCGCATAAATGAAGAACATTCCGCTCGTATATGTGTCCACGAACCCAGCGAACTCGCGCTTGACTGGTATGATGGGGGCTGACGTATTTATGAAGAAGACCGACCAGAAAGCAATAAGGGCAAGCAGCGCAATCTCTACAGAAATATCGTAAATCTTAAATGCCAATGATTTCTCTTTCCATTCTTCATTGAAATCGTCAAAAAGGTAATGGAACGCAAATGACACTATGCCTCCCAAAAACGCATAAAAGACAGAGAGCATCGCGATGTTCATACTCAGGCTTCCGACATCGCTTGACAATATCTTATGATTAAACACTTTGCTGGCGTAGAGCACCATTTGTTTAATCTGTGACTTTTAATATCATGACTCCTCCACCTATCATTAGGATCGCTAGATAGTCATGAAAATGAAGAACCTCTTTGAACATCATGACACCAACGATAGTTGTAGCTAGAACAGACAGACCCGACCACAGCGCGTTCGTCATCGCCATACCTGTTCTGTGATATGTTTGACATAGCAAGTAGCCTACGATACTATAGAACAGTATACCAATCATAAAGAACCTTGAATCGTCGAGGCTCTTTTTGAAGCAGGACATGGCGAGTGTTTCCAGAAGCACAATAAGTAATACATAAAATACTACGTTTGGAATTGCATTCGCCATCTTATCTTTCGTGCGGAAAAATCTAAAACTTGTAATCGAAATTATCATCAATCAACAGGGTTATCACAGGATCTCCCTTTTTGATAGCAAAACAATTTGACCAAAACTTATAGTCATCATAAATTTGATTCCAATATTCATCATTCACCTTGAACATCTTTCGAGTACCGATACGATAAGTATCAAACCCGTTCTTACTCAGAAAATCAACTATATCTTTCATAGGGTTCTTTATGCCTGGTCCTCGATGGTCGTCCAAACAATGGCTACATTCAAAAATGATGTATTTAGTAACCGGAAGATGCCTCTCCATCCCCTTAAGAACATTTCCGTCGTGACCCTCAGTATCAATCTTGATAAACTTGATAACGATATCGTCATTAGGAAACACTGAGTCCAATACATCGTCGAGTTTCTTCACGTCAACGTCGCAAATCTTTGAACCGCCGCTCTTCAATCCACATACGCCATTTCTACCTTTGTTTGTATTCGGAACAATCCAATCGTAAAATCCAGACGTATAAGTATTGTTTGACAAACAATGTTTAAACAATGTAGCATTTTTCAGTGCTTTGACTTTAGGTTCTGCAATAGCAATATTTTCTGGGTTCGGCTCAAAGCATAATAGTTGAGATTCGGGCTCGATGCACATTTCAGACATATGGGGTAGATATTCACCAATACATGTACCGACGTCAATCCCCACTACTCGCATAGTTGGTGGCTCTTTAGGAAGAAATGCTTTTAGACCAACCAAGAGTTTATTATGACCATCTTCTCCCCTAAACTCACTGCGGTTTGACAGGTAATATGACGCAAGATCAGAAGGTGTCATTTTATTATGAATAAACGTAATCTTTAAATAAGCAGACTATCTTTCGTGCGGCAAAAAAGCAAGAGTAGCAGGATCATAAACTTGTGGACGATAATTTGTAGTTAATAAAGGTCTTGCGCCATCTCGCCCTCTTGCCGGTTTCAGCCACGAAATAAACAAAAACTTATTTTCAACGATCCAAACCCAATATCCTGCTTTCGAGAACTCGCGAACCAAGAACTCAAATGCGTCTTTCAGGGCAAACAACGGGTAGCCGAACACGTACGTAGGCACATCGTACAAAATGTAAGGGGCATTCGGACTATGAATAGCTTGTTGCCGAATCTTGGCTTGGATTTGGGCTATGACAGGATTCATAGCCGCCATCCTATTTTCTCGTCTCTCTTCCTGCTCCTTCCATAAATCATTCGCTTTCAGCATCTCTGTTTAATAACGCTAAAAGAATGCCTGCTCCTTTTCGCATTCTGGGATTGGGCGGAGGAGGAATGAAAGGCATTTTACATATCGGAGCTCTGAGGGAACTTTCCAAACATCAAACTTTGGATTTTCCGGATGGAATTTACGGATGTTCTATTGGCTCAATTCTAGCTACGTATTTGGCGTTCAAACTTCCGTTAGAACCGCTCATTCCATTCATTCAAAAGAACTCATCGTTAGACGCCATCATTCCCAAATTCAGTTTGAACCATATTCCAAGAGCATTCTCTTCAAAAGGCATGTATTCTATGGAACTTCTCGAAGGTCGGGTAATCGACCTATTTAAGTCTCAAAATGTAGATATTCGCAATAAGAAACTGGGAGATGCTTTGATGCCTCTTTATGTGATTTCGACCAACATAACAAAAGGATGTCCTACTATTTTTTCAAAGGACGTTCTGATTTTGGATGCGATTAAATCGTCTTGTTGTATTCCGGGACTATTTCAGCCTTACGAGATTTACGGGCAACTGTATATTGATGGAGCGCACATGTATCCCTGCATCGCCCCTCTCGTTCCAAAAGGACCACATACGCTCGTACTAACATTATCCAAACAAAGAAGAGGTAAGCTTACGCCTTCTTTGGTAGAGTCAATGTCGCCTTTGGAGTATATTGCCGAGCTGTATACTTTGACTATTGGGGCGTGCCATGACGCCCAAATAAACAATCATACGTGCTCGTTAAAATATCCGAAGCTGCATTCTGATTCTGATTTGGCAAATTTTGATATTGAGGGATTACTTGTTCACTCGGCTTCCCAGCTTCGCGGGTTCCTCGCGTCCGAGGTTCTTCACTAAGAACTCGCGGAACTCTGCGCTGCTAGGATACCCTTCCATCGTTACTTCGGTTCCTCCAACAAGTAGCTTGAATGAAGGGTACTCTGTGATCTTGAACTCGCGTATCATATCGCGATGCTTATCTCCGTCAATATCTTCCAAAGTAACTTCCTTGCCTCCGAACGTAGCAGGGTATCTATCTAGTTCACCTCTGAAGCCGTCCCAATGCTGCTTTGCCTTCTTCGACCAAGGACACCATGTAGCATAGAAAAACAGGAACCGAGGGTGCTTGATGTCTATTTTAGGTTCGTTCTTTGGCTCTTCTTTTAGAACAGCAAGCGTCAAATTAATATAGACAGTGTATGCTATCAGAAACACTGCGAGAATTCCAAGCAGGACAAACAGAAACTCACGTTCCATCTTTACGAAAAGACGGGTATAAAACTTTCGCCTTTCTTTGCTCATCGGCGTACCATTTGCGATATGCGTATGCCGGTGTTATCTTTGGGTCAAGCAACATACTCCATGCGATTTCGTGCGTCTGTCGTTCGGGCTCATATGGTTTTGCCTTAATCTTGTGCCATACTCCGTTATACCTTACTGCCTCCATTCCCTAATATACTCGGCTATTGTGAAAGGCGCTTATAGACGAGGAAAGCCGACAAGGTTCGCGCCAATACCGAAACCAGCACCAGTGCGAGCAGAAGCACCAACGCTTGGCGCATATATATCGAGGATGGCGAAAGTTGCGAGGGCGACGAGAGCAATCATTCCGATCTCGGAAAGCTTCAGAACCTTCCCAGGTAGCATGTAGGCCGCGACGGCGACTGCCAGACCTTCTAGCGCATACTTCACCGCGCGCATCACTAAATCACTCATGTCAATACCAGGTGAGGCAGACTTTTGTTCGGGCATTTTATAGCTTTCTAGAGAGAAAATATTAAGGATAGAGGACAATATGGCCTCCACGAAAAGTATGGCGAGAGGCGCAAAACAAAAGCCTCGTCGCAGGACGCATAGAAACAAGAATTTTCGTGGCGGTCTTCGGCCTGACATGAAGCAGATGATTGATGATGCTGTTTTCAACCCAACGATTGTTAATCCTGACAGTAAGTTTGTAGTATTCACGTATTGGTGGGGGCGTGGCGTTGTGAATAAGAATACTCAAATTCCATGCGTAGATGAAATTGAGGGAAAGCTTACGAAGACTGTAAAAAAAATGGTTCAGGAGCAGTATAAAGCTGGCAATGTTCTTCCAGAATTCGCAACTATAGTTGATCCGTTGAAGGCATATAACGCAGCCTACGATACGTGGGAAGCCGCGGATGAAAGTGGGGACGTGGCGAAAGCTGCAGTGGAAAAGGAAGCCGTAAAGACGGCTAAGGCAGAATGGGAACGAGTCTACGCAGAATATATTCGGACTCCAGCAGGAATTGCCCGCAAGAAGGTGTTTATGGACGATACCGTGAATTCTGCTGTTGCAAAAAATACTGGTCGTGCAGGAATTACATTTGAAAAAATGATTGAGAATTGGGAGGAGCGATGCAAGGCCATGAATTGCAACTATATGTCCGTAGAGTGCAAAATTCCAGCAGGAATGGTTGGGTATCAGTATGCCATTAACGCCAAAGGGTATGCCATTAAGAAAGCGCTTGAGAAGTGCGGAGGACGTGGCATTCTATATATCGACGGCGATATGTTCGTAAACAAATACCCTATATTGTTTGACGTACCCGACATCGATTTCATGGCTCGTAATTGGGGAGTTGATCCTCGTGAGGGCGTTGACCCAGATAGTGGTATCCCATATCAGCCCAGTTGCTTTGACCCATATGTATTTGAAACTTCTGGAGGAACGATGTTTTTTGGAAACACGCCTACAGGAAACAAGTTGTTGGATGAGTGGATTAAAGAGGAGTCACTTGCGGCTAGGGAAGGAAAGGCAGATGACCGAATATTATCATGGATAGTAAATCGCGATAACTGGTTATTTCGTGCGAACGTAATTGAGCTTCCGATTGAATATTTGTGGCTGACTGACAAATACAAACCTTACCCTGCAATTGAAACGCTAGTTGGCGGTAGGTGTGGACCGATCATTGAACATCCTGCGTGTTTGACATCTGAGGAGTCGGCGTTAGGAACTCTCTCTGGCGCAGTGAATTCAAGATCATTGGCGCACGAAGAGGATCTTATTCGCAGCTCAGTTGTATGTAAAAGAGACACTGGGGTATTTTACGAATACATATTCTTCCCATCGCAAGAGTCCGCCGATTCCATGAGGCCATTCCTAACATTCATGCATATGTCAGTCAGTGCCGACACGAACGAACGTCTGTTGGATGTTGTACCATTCTCGAACAAGTATGGCAAATACAACGATATAGCCACTCGGAATGAAGGAAGTATGGCGACTATGAATATAACCGCAGACAAAACCGGACAGATAGTCAAACTTCCTCAGACGGCTACTATTCCTGAAATCCTTGCCTGTTTGGCTTTACAAAAGAACGTTCAGGTTGGCGATGATAATTCTCCTTTAGATGAACCGACGGATATTCGCTATAAGGATATCGCACCGCTAGACGAAATGAAGTTGGCTCGCAGTGTTAAGGTTGATGTTAATTCGCCGATATATTTCGGGTGGAGAAATCCGGTGGTTATCCACCTACTTAAAATATGTTCCACGCTTGCAGACATTAACAAACACGTCCAGAAAAGCTACATGTTCTGTACGAGGATTCGGTGGTCAAAGCCGGGAAGCGCGGCGACGAACCAGCCGTTCAATCCTGTGCCACAGCCCGTACCTTAAAATCCTGAAAACGGATTATTTTTTGCGAGGAAGATGAACTTCCCCCCAATCACACTAAGAATGCCTGTCTATCGCAAGGAGTTCAAGAATATGCCCGCTGGCTACGTTCGCAGAGAGGCCGAGCTTCAAGCGGTCGCTGCGAAGTTTGGGCTGAGCCCAAAGATCCTGAAGACCGATAACTCGACGTTCATTGAAATGGAGGAAGTCGAAAATATGAACGTTGGCGAATGGTACGGCGAAGAGATCGAAGATATCCCTCCACACATCTTGTCAGCGATGTGGAGTCTCGTGTGGATGCTCTACCACGTTTGTGGCATCGCGTACATTGACGTCTGGCCTCGCAACTTCGTCGAGAAGAACGGTCGCGTCTGGATCATTGACTTCGGCGACGCATACGAGCTCAAGTATACCGACAGCGAAGAGCCCGACGACTACCTTGACGAGATCCTGAAGGCCGGCAAGATTGTCCACTGGAATCCCGAGTTCCTGTAAACAAAAAAACATAAAAAGTGGGGCGGAACAACATCTAGATCTTTTTCGTTTAATATTTGATTTTCATAGATACACCCATGTATAAACAAATGCCTCGCGAGACCCTCCCTAAGAATGAAGACGACGGGACGCCTATTGATTACCTAGAGGAAGATCCTGAGGTACCCACTCAGCGCTACTGCATTATCTCATTCATTTCTCCCGAGAAGGTTATCGCCCAGAAGTCAGAATTTTTCAACCAGAAGTTCATTGAGTGGCTGGAGTACGATTGGAAGATCAAGGGCATGGAGAAGTATAACGCTTACCTTGCCCAGAAGTATTCTCTGAAGGTAGAGGATCTTATGCTAGATACGCAGGCGTTTACGAAGATGCACAATGCGGATATTGTCAAGACGGACGTTCATGAGCAGCATCAGGTGTTTCTTCTTAAGAAGGAGAAGGAGCTGGAGGCAGAGTTCACTGAGAAGAACGAGTTCCGGACGAACGTTCGTGGCGTGAAGGTCCGTCGTATTTTCGGTAATCTTGAGGAAGCACAAACATTTGCTCGAGTTCTTCAGCGCCGGTACCCTCGCGACAACCTGTATGTCGGGAAGGTCGGCGCATGGCTGCCTTGGGATCCTTCGGAGCACATGATGCCTGAGGTTGAGTATGCCGAAAAGGAGCTGAACGAGCTCATGAGGAAGTACAAGGAGAACGAGGTCAACAAGGAGATCTTCTTTGAGGAGGAGAAGAGCGAGAAGATCCGCAAGCAGCGCGAGGAGAATGAGACGCGTCGTAAGATGGCTCTGCAGGACGCTCAGGCGGACGCTGGTGTTGTAGATTCCCGAGCTCTGCAGGACAGCATCGAGACCGCAGTCCACCCTTCTGAGGGCGGCGTGCGTGAGCTTTAAATTATGTTGAAAATATAAATGCCGACGGTCGTGAAAGTTATGAAAGTTCCTAAGGGAAGTCCAGCACCAGCTGGATACACGTTCGTGCGTTCAACTCGAGGTGGCGATATTTACAACATGAAGAAAGAGGTCATGTCTGTCGCAGATCTGACAGCGATGTTTGGGGCATCTGCTTCTATGGGTGGATCTCCAGTCTTTGCGAATGCAGGACAAGCGGATGTCGCAATGAATGGTGCATCCGACGACCAACTGGATGCACTAGCTGATATGATGAGTGGGGTCAAGATATCTGCCCCTTCTTTTTCGTTAGCGCCTGCTACTTTTGGAAAGGGTCGCAAGACAAGGCGTCGTCGTAAGGGACGCAAGGCTACGCGTGGCCATTAACCGGTTTTCTTAACATGAATCCAAGGACCGGAGTTCTTCTTTTGAACTGATCCCTGCGAATACTCATCCTGTGCCAACATGGCACTTGAAAAGGGTTTATTATCAACCCACAGCGAATCATCGCACATCTTAAACGGCGGATGATCAGACGCTTTATACCAAAACACCTGATCTTCTAGCTTATTGGATTGAATGCCGTTGCAAATAACTAGACACTCGAAATTCTCAGTACATTGGTCCATGAACTGGCAGAACATTTCAAATGTAGGGAACATTCCTGCATAGTTTTCGTAAATACGTCTGCGATTACCGGTAATGTTCTCACGTAAAATGAATATGAAATCTACATTCGTGCGCAAATTTGGCGTAATTCCAAGAGGATACTGCATCGTAATAATGGTCATCATATCCACGTGACGGCCGTTCATGAAAACATATCGAGTAGATTCTTCCTTAATCCACGAAGAGTCGTAAAGACAATCGTCAAGAATTAAAAACGCACGAGGATCTACGCTTGAATTTCCGCCTTTCGCTTTCTTATCGGTATTTCGAGCAGTCTTTACACCAAGCTGACGCTTGATGACGTTCGTAACAATTTCGGGACGATACTTATCGTGAATGAGTTTGGAAGGAACCATATGTTGAAAAAACTCATTGGCAACTTCCGTTCCTGAAATGACTGTTCCAATCGGAAAACAGCCTTGAGTATGTGCTAAAACATCCCGAACCAAGAACGATTTTCCAGTATCTTTCTTTCCAATAATGACAATCATTGGGGATTTGCGAGAGTCCATTTCACATCTATCTTGGATCATCTCGATGTTGAATTTCTTGATCTGAAAATTCAGAGCCATCTTATTGAATACGCGTGAAGATTTTGGTTTTGGTTTATACACGGAACACAAGAATGGGAAAGAAAAAGCAGAGTGGAGAACTCAAAAGTATTCCTCTGCCAATACAGGTCCATCGCTATCGCCTTATGAACGATCTGGTCGCCAGCGCGAGTGAACATTGGGGTGTAGAAAATATCCAGCCGTTTTTCCCTTCTTTGGAAACGATGTTCAAGATGGAGAATTTGGATGCAGTGCGAGACCACGGTCTGAAACTGGACGAACCTATCAAGACAATTTCATCATCAAACACCATAACAACTCTATCGGGCGCGACTAGGAACATTCACATCAAGCAGACTATGGTTGTAAGTCCTCATAAGTGGATGCGAGGAGATTACGGAGGATCAATCGGTCTTCCAACAATTCAAGAGGATGCTGATCAAATGATAAAGAAGATCCAGTCTCCACACAATGCGGCTTACGTAGGTAGTCTTTTTTCTGCTTTGTTTTCACAGAGTGGATGTATTCATTTCCCGAAAGTCTACGGCGTCTTTACGGGTATTGCAAAGAAGCACACCATAGATATTTCGGATGAATATGAGGATTTGGTGGAAAAGCAATGGTTTTCTCAAAATTTAGGATCACGATTTGAACTGAAGTTGGCCGATGAAATCGCAGCACATTCAGAGTTTAAGCACACAAGAGATGCTCGTACGAGCGTAATTCTATCGGATGAAACTACATTGGGGGAGATTGAAAGTATTTCTGGAATGAGCCTTGAGGGAAATATTGAAATGCCAGAGCTTCGTTCTGTATTCGAAGAGGAGGAATTAGATACAGGTTCCACCTCAGATTGTTCGGATGTTTCCACGGCATATGTTTTTGATGTTCGGTCTTGCGATTGTTCGGAAGATGAAGATGAGGGAGAAGACGATGACGGCGAAGGATTCGCGTGGGCAACGATGTCGAATGTACCAGTTCAGCTTACCGTTATGGAAAAGTGCGAAGGGACGTTAGGAGATTTATTGCTGGAAGTTCAAGATACATCTCATGTCGTTGCGTGGCTTGCGCAAGTATTGTTCTCACTCACTTATGCCCAGCGTGTTTTGGGGTTCACGCACAATGACCTCCATTCCAACAACATTATGTATGTAAAAACCGAAAAAGAGTTCTTGCATTACAAGGTTGACGGACAGATGTTTAAAGTTCCAACATATGGATACATTATGAAACTCATTGATTTTGAGCGTGGCGTGGGATCTGTGCGTGTCGCCGGAATGAAGCACCCTAAGACTTTTGTGAGCGACCATTTTTCTCCGGAAGAGGAGGCAGGTGGACAGTACAACATTGACCCATTCCGAGTTCAATCGTATGAAATGATCAAGCCGAACCCTTCGTTCGATTTAGTCAGACTTGCGACGTCTATTTTCTGGGACTTGTTCTCGGAAGGCCCGAACTGCGAAGAGTATAAGTCAAACCCAATATTTACAACCCTCATGCGTTGGCTCACTCTGGAAGATGGAACCTCTGTTCTATTCGGAAAGGATGAAGAGAACCACGATAGGTATCATGGATTTCATCTGTATAAAGCAATTGCGAGGTATTGCAAGGATACGGCTATTCCTAGACGCGAAGTTATTCGTTTAATACCTGTATTCGGGTTCTCCGGACAACACCCTATTCAGTTTGATTTAGTCATTTAGTGCGTCTCAATTTCTCATAAACTTGCGATGTCCTTGAACAAATGAGCGATACGGAATTTGCAAAGTCCCACCTCCGCGAGCATCTCGCCAGTCTTATTGTAACTCCTATTTCTGAGGGATTTTGGAGTGTTTATAAGACATCCAAAGAGCTGTGCGACCGCAATTCACAGCCCGATCAAGTTTTGCGAACGTTCCAGAACCTCCTTACCAAAATACCCGAGTGGACCGATGAAACATTATCCACTGAGGTAGACCGTATTGTCAAGACGAGCAAGTGTAGTTATTTGGACGATTTATTGATGGGAGTGTTTATTGCCTACTTGAAGTCATTCGCATCCCTGCATTATCGCGGCGGATCTTCCCATGTTGACATTGATTTCGATAGGCCTACGATTGAAAAGTTCGTCCACCAGCTTTACATTCAGTCCGCACGCAAGGTTTGGCAGGTTGCGTATCTCTTCAAGACGATTGGAACAACGACCGAGCAGCAGGCACGCAATCGTCAGGACATTGAGAAGATCATCAATGAATGCTTGGAGCACGTTATTCGCTCATTCCTTCCTTGGCAGTCTATCGCCAAGCAGTTCGCGACGGCGCCTTCAACCGAAGAGGTCGAAGCCCCTGAACCTGTTGCAGAAAAGAAGGGCGTACAGTTTTCTGAGGAGAGTAGCGATGAAGAGAGCGAGAGCGAGGACGAGACGCGAATGCCTATTCATTTGGGAGATGAAACCGCTGAACTTGATTTTGAGTCGCTGGATATAGAGCCTGAGAAGAAGAAGGTGGAGGAGGAAGATCCGCTGAAGGAGATTGAAGGAAAGGTAAAGTCGGAGTTCGTTCTAAATCTGTAAGTTTTATTTGATTGGCTGACAAAGGAAGATGATGATTATAGTTGCTGCCCTGAGTGTCGCACTCGTTTCTTTCATTGTGTATGCCCTCGAACGCCGCACGAAGTCTGAGCCTATCGTGTGGGAAGACGCGCTGAAGCTTTCGCTGTTTGGAGGACTGATAACTGCCGGAGTTGTTTTCGCATCCACTGCCGAAGCAATCAAGGAGGTCGTGGAGAGCGTTGATATTCCCGCAGTTCAGGAAATGTTTGTCGGGACACCAGCTTTTTAACCTTTGTTTAAAGCAAGATGATGAAAGTAAAAGGACCCCTCGATAACACGACCTACACCCAGTATTTGCGGCAGCGAGCAAATACGAACTTTTACGGAAACGATGTCACACGTCGCATTCCTCAAACGGAGCGCCAAAGTATAATATCGCAGCAGCCCTTTACTAAAATATTGCCGCTGGGTCTGCTTCGCCAGATCAATAAGCCCTAAATCCCGAAAACGGAATTAATATTTTTAACTCGTATAATAGCCCCCCAAAACACACTACATACTGAGAATGGATAAGATTCAGTCTGTCGTGAACATGCTCGCTGAGAACTATGGTTTCGATGCAGCTGAGGCACTAGAGTTTGTCATCACAACCCAAAAGGAGGCATCGCCCGCATATGCCCGCGCAAAGAAGGCGTATGACACAACTCAGGCCAAGATCAACGAGCTTCAGAACAAGATCACGAATCGCAAGGTTCGCGATCTTGCGAAGGCGAACGAGAAGTTGGACGAGCTTCGTGAGAAGCTGGAGCAGCAGGCCGAGAGGATCGAGGAGGCAGGAAAGCCCAAGCCTCGCAAGCCTCGCGCAGTCAAGGAGAAGCCTGCGCCGGAGCCTGCTCCTGCTCCTGCGCCAAAGAAGAAAGAGGAGAAGCGAATTTCAAAGATGTCCAAGTCGTTCACTGATAAGCTCTCGGGTCTCTTCAAGGAGCTGGGAGCTGAGATGAGCGACAAGAACAAGAAGGAGTTCGTCGCCTACGTCAACGAGCTGACGACCGACGACTTTGATGCGAAGACGCTCACCGATCACATGAAGGAGTTCGCTGAGCTGAGTACCAAGCCTGCCGATAAGCCTACAATCGCGGATATCACTGAGCTAACTCACTACATTCTCATGTCTCGCAAGCGTCTCATTGAGGGGTATGGCCCTGGCATCTACTGGGATGCTGTAAACAAGGCATTTGTAACTGGCCCGAAGGAGAGTGAGGACGATGAGATGGCAGATATTGAGTTTGAAGGGAAGACGTATGTGGTTAGTGAGAAGACCGGACGGGTTTATCGGACAGACGACGACGGCGACGAGTTTGTTGGATTCATCGGTGTCGGCGAGTTCAAGAGTATGAAGCACTAAACTAAAAATAAAAAACAACATCTATCTAGAACTTTTTCAATACATTGGGCGAATGAAGTCGGCGGAACTTAGGGCGCGCTTTATAATCACGATTGCCGCGATCAACCAAAATGCAGCATATGGGAACAGGACAGAAACAATCGCCCAAACAATCCCATTTCCGAAATAAGAACCGAGACCGTATGCCAGCCCGACCGAGAAGACTTGGAAGAACAGCACGATCGATCCAGCTAAGTTTTGCCATATTGACGCGTAGAGAGATACTGTGAAACCAGTATATGTCAATTTCGGTTCTTCTGCCACTTTTGCAGCGAACGTGTTGCCGTCTTTCACATGCTCGGTGTTCTCCTTTCCGTTGAGAGCGTATTTCACAACGAGTTCCTTTGGACTTCCGGGAGCAGGATCCTCGGCTAGACCCAATTCGGTGGAACTAACAATAAAGGAAATAGAGATCTTATCAGCGGATATTTTTTGAATAACCTGTGGAAGGACATCTTTCATATCCTTTTCACTTCCGACGGCTCCATACTTGGCACTCAAAATTTCGAGCATTCTCCTTATTATGATGAGAACACGACATTTCCAATGCCGCCAGTAATTCGCAGGAAATTATAGGACTGAGTGTACGCTCGGACACTATAGGTATACTTAAACGTATTCAGAGGTGTTCCGGTCGCATCTGTCTTTCGAACGATCGTTATTAAATCTTCAGGCCCATAAAGGGGTCTTCCAGTGTTTGGATCAATTACGTTTGGGGCTGTGATAACTAGTGGGTTCTTTGATCCGGCGGTTGATTTGAGGATACAAACAGTCGTAGTCGCGCCTGCGGGGATACCGCCACCAGACGTTCCAGGAGGAGTAATGAGGGTATTGCGAAGCAGTGTCTTATTGAACATGGATCCATTAATAGAGCCGCTTGGCTGAGCAGGATCGTTGTTGAGTGCGAACGAGTACTCGTAGACTCCAGACATCGGATTGCCAGTTTGGAAGCGATACAGTTGCAGCCCCGAGAAAAATAGAGTTTGCTTTGGAGAGAACCTCTCCTGTCCATCCAACATAAGTGTCGATTCCAAAAGGATGTCGCGCTGGGAAACATTCGAGTCTACGGCAAATCCAGATCCACCATTCCCTACAATTTTCGGGAATTTATACGGATCCTCCCAGTTCGTGTAATTGTCTGGATCGTTTTGGTTAATACGATCGCTTCGCTGGAATACCCAAAGAATACGAGTAACCAAGTTTTTCATAGTGAGTTCTAGGTCATTAGAAGGACCGTACTGACCGTCGGCCTGAACCATATCAACCTGCGAAATCATGAAAGAATGGTCTGTTCTCGCAATATAAGAAAGCTCAGTGTCGCCTACAAAAATATAATTACATTCCAAGAACGGGTTCATATTCCAAGTTTTTAGATCTGGAATTTTGTTTAGTCTGGAATTAGATGCTAACGGCGGCGAAAGGAAGTGGGACATAGCAAATGCTGCATCGGATTGGTCTGGTGGAATTCGAGTTCCATTCACACGGGTTCCAACCGTATTACGAACATTTAAAACAGTAAAGAGTTGGTATGCGTTATTCAACTCAACTACAATTTCAACTTCGGACTGCTGAAGGGAAACCATCGGAAGTGATTGCCCTACAGTTTCACAAAACCAAAAATGAAGAGGAACCAACAATGTTCGTCCGAGAATCGAAGGTTCTGCATCCGCTGCTGGGGGTCCTGCCGTAGAACTTGCAGAAGGATAAGTTCCTGCGTTCTTGTATGAATTTGCAGGATCGTACAGTTCTGGAACATTTCCAATCATTCGGTCAAGAATATCTCTCTTGTTTGCGTCAAATGTCAGGTTCGCGTAAAGTTTCATCCATTCGCCAGTATGACGAACTATCTCTTGGCCGTTGATCAAAATTGAAACTCTTCGGATCATATTATACCCTAAATTGCGAACCCATTGGAACTCATAGGCCGTTAAAGTACCATAATTTACTACTGGAGAATAAATGTTTGGCAAATCAATACTCAAATAACAGTCGTTCAAAAGCTGGGCGTACCGCTCGACCTTTGTGCGAAGTGTCAGTGTTCCAGATGTCGGGAAAGTAAGGACAGATGTCTTGAAGTACAAACGGAAATGCTCCATTGCGAAATCTGTGTGGCGCTTATATACGGACCGAAAGTGAGTGAAAGATGGGTTGCCAGTAACCAATTGATCCTGTGCGCCTCTTCCGACAAGTTGTAAAAGTCCGCCTGCCATTGTTATTTATAAGCATTAGTTTATGTGAATAAGGCATCGTTATTAAAAACTGAATACAACTGGATTTGCGATATCTCCGTTCGTGCATGTAAATGAGGCTGCGTATTGCGTTCCTGCAACTAGAGTAGTAGTAATAACATTATTTCCCGCTGCGGTTGGAGTCAAAAGAGGAACTGTTGTCACTACTGCTGATGTCCCTAGATTTATAATACTGATGGTTCCCATAGTTCTTCTATTTAAATAAACAGTAACACCATTTACAGAGACAGCACTTATAGTTATTGTGGGTTCAGGAGAATAACTTTGTATTACTGATGACGTCGGTGAAACAAATGCCGCATTTACTACAGAAGAATTTACTGTAAACGTGGACCTATAGTATCCAACCAATGAATCGGCTATTGGAGAGGAGTATGTATTAGTTAAAGAAGTTGGTGTCACCGTAGACGTATTTAGTACAGATGAAGAGCTCATATTCGCGTTAGGAGACTTGTCTATTGCAATTGATCCAATCACTCCATTAGACCATGAATTGACAAAATTTACGTTTGTACTGTCTGAAGATACAGCTAAAGTTAATCCAGTAATTGCCTGAGAATAAGGAACCGTGGTGCTTGCCGATGTTCTTGTCTCATCTGTAAATACAAACCCCGATTCTACTGTTAATAAGATATAATAGTATCCAGATATCAGTGTATATGCCGTTGGGGTAGAAAAATTTGAAACACTAGAAAATACTTGCGTAGGTGTATTAAAAGGCCCCATTACTTTCGCATTCGTAACAAGTAAAGTTCCTGCAGTTGTGGCAGAGTTTGCAGTGTTGACATAAATATGAATGTATCCTATTGCCGGATATTGCCATGATACCGTTGAGAAGGTTATTATTTTATTTGGAGTATGCGTATAGTAACGAACTGTATTTACTGTACCTGGATTTCTTGATATGTTAGTGATATTTCCTGTCAACAAACTCGGAGTTGTGTCGGAAATTGGATAATTGAATGGAGATATACCGTCTGTATTTGTATTTGTTAAAAATCCTCGAAGATACGAACTTGTTTTAGCTGTAATGAAAGAAGATAGAGCATCTATGGTAGCAACTGTGACACTATTTGTAGCAAAAGTAATAGATGTAGAGAAATCAGTAACTCTAGTCAATTGTGTTTCGACTCCATTCGTATCATATGTTACAGCATATACTGCAAAATATGTTCTAGGTGGAGTTAGATTTGCCGGAGTATTTCCAGTATATAAATAACGATAACTAAATGTATTATTATCACGCGGTACGCTAATTGTATCAGTATCTGTTTCAATATATATACCAACAGAGGATATTGCGAAAGTTGTTGAAGCATTTAATCTATATAACCACCACGTATAGAGTCTAGGCGTAGTATCGCTACGTTGTTTAGTAAATCCTAACGCATATGTAGTTAAATTCGTAAGTGCGGGACTAATTGTGTTAGAAGGAACTAATCCTTCTTGATTATATGCTAGAGATGGAGTATTATACTGAATAAATGTAACTGTATTTCCACCACCTATTGGGTAGGGCGGAAGTATAAAAATATCTACTACAAGATAATCTGCAGACTGCCCTGAAACTGTTGCGCTACTTAAATCGGCTACTACAAATCTATATTGGCCGTAATTGTTAGGGCTTCCTGTGGGACTAAAATAAAAGACATATGCAACATGTTTACCACCGTTAGTGGCGATAAGTTGAGACCCTGAATCTATAATCGAATAATTTAATCCAACAGGTCCAATCAATCCTCTTAGACCAATCGGACCAGTGGGGCCAGAAGGTCCAGTAGGTCCAGACGGTCCAGTAGGTCCGGTAGGACCAAATGGTCCTGTAGGCCCTGAAGGTCCAGTAGGCCCGGAAGGTCCAGTAGGACCAGAGGCCCCAGTAGGTCCAGACGGTCCAGTAGGTCCGGTAGGCCCACTAGATCCTGTAGGACCAATGGGTCCAGTAGATCCTCTAGGTCCAGTAGGGCCAGTAGGACCAGTGGGACCTATCTTACCAGTATCTCCAGAACACCCCAAGACTGTATTGCTACTCGTCCATTGACTTGATGATAGCATTTATTAGAATAACATACTAAACTTGCTCAATTCCCACCTATAAAGAATATATCCTGTCAATGCTTCAGTAGGTGCTACAAAGCCGACATACAGTGTATTTTCGTATAATTTCATAGCAGGAGTGCCTATGGGTGTCTTAACAGGTATATAGGATACAACTCCATCTTTTATTGGAAAAATAATAAAATCGTATATGACACTATTTCCAGTAACATTATGTCCGACGGAGTTGTCTGATGTGCTTGTATTCGGAAGATATGAAATAAATCTGTAATGACCAGCGTAATCAGTGTTATTTTCTAAAAAGTTTGTAAATGTGTATACATATGTTTCTCCAGATGCAGGTATCCCAGCACCAGTTGGACCGGGTGGGTTAATTATAATATCAGAAGTTACAAATGATAGTCCAGGTTTTGAAATTCCAGTAGGACCAGTTGGTCCTGTAACTCCACCGATACCTATTAGTCCAACTGGACCAGTTGGTCCTATAGCACCTACTCCAATATTAGCAATACCGCTTGCCCCTATAACTCCAAAATTTCCAGACATTCCATTTCCACCGTTTGATCCAATAGATCCAGTAGCTCCAGAAGAACCAGTTGGACCAGAATAGGAGGAAGGTCCAGTAGCTCCAGACGGCCCAGTAGGTCCTTGTCTTCCCTGTGGTCCAGAAGGACCAGCTAATCCGCCACAGAAATATACACTCTGTAAAGAGACCCACTGACTTGCAGACAACATTCTTAATTTATACGCTATTTATATCCTAGTAAAAGGCGCGTTAATTTTAAATAACCAGTAATCATAAGTATCTTCGCCAGCGGCAGAAGCACTTTGTATATATACTTGGAACTGTGGAGACGGAGATACAGGTATCTGTAAGAAAATAGATGCATTATTTCCCCCATTTGGAATTATAGAGTAATTATACCTCGGTATTGCTGATCCATCTGTTCTAAAAACTATAAACTCAGAAATAGCATATTTAAAATCGCTTGGATTGTTATTTCTTCTATAGGCGATGAACCTATAGTATCCCCGCGTATCTGTACTAGTCGGATCGTTTGTTGTATCATTTGGCAAGTCAACTGTTGCAGCCAGAACAAAACCCTGATTTCCACACCAAGTTGAAAACGTTGAAACAGTTCCTTTGCGAATTTCTCTATAATTCCCTTGTCCTCCTGGACCAGTAGGACCAAGTGTTCCAAGAGGCCCAACTGGACCACTGGGACCAGTAGAACCCATAGCACCAGTAGGACCGAGTGGTCCAGTAGAGCCAGTGGGGCCCATAGGTCCAGTAGGGCCGACAGCTCCAGTAGGACCTGTATTTCCAGTTGGACCAACAGCTCCAGTTGAACCAGCTGGTCCAGTTGGTCCAGTATTTCCTAAAATTCCAACCAACCCACCCAATCCAGCTAATCCAGATATTCCAACAGGTCCTGTTGGACCAGATGCCCCTTTCTGTCCATTCAGTAATTGATTTAGTAATATCGAGCTAGTCGACATATTTGTAATCTGGCTTTCATATATTTTTTGTAGTTTAGCATACAATGGATAGTCAGCCAATTACCTATCAGCAATTGCTGGCTCAAGAATTCAGCAACAATGCAAAAAATGCCCTAGTTTATCAGCAGGAAGAGGATACGGGGGTTGAGGTTGATCCGCACGATTACGGTGGGGCGGGGTACGAGTTGGAAGACAGTAGTAAGTTTGGAACTTTCGCAGGAAATCGTAACTTAGAAGAGGATGTTTCAAAAGCCGCAAATTTTGAGGATAAGAGCAAATTGAGTGTTCGTTACAACAAAGACGTTCAAACTCGCGTGTTCAATATTGATAGCAGGTTTCGCGCGTATGCGGTTGCTGGATCTATTGCAGCTTCAAATGCGTCGGGAGTAGCTAATGGTGGACCCACTATTCTATCTACGGCAGTATCGTTGGCAAGTCACTTTGTTTTCCGACCTTCGCAGCTCGTTAAGAATGCCATGTCTGTTCGTCTTTCCTCTATGGAAATCCCGAATATATTCGCGAACTTTTCGGTTCTGCGAGGAAACACTAGTTTCCGAATCAAGTTTACACCCTCCCAAGATTGGACAATAGTTGATATTAATCCTGCAGTCAATGGAGTTATAAAGCCACTATATATTCAAACGGCAACTCAATTCTGTTCCGCAATACAAACCGCCCTGAATACAAATCCCGAAGTTCCTAATTCGGGAACATTTGTATGCGGAGTAGACGCAAATGGGCATATCACTATAGGTAATACGGCATCCGTTCAACAATACAATTATTCGTTCGATTTCTCATATACGCCAATCACAACACCTTTATTTGACCCACTCGGAGTTCTTATCGGATTTGACCCGAATGATAATAGCGCGTATTCAAATATTTCTCTCACAGCCGGAAATATTATTACGGCAAAATTCCCTCCGGATTTAGAGCCAGATGATTACTTATATCTTCGTCTCAACGACTATCCTACCGTAACTCCCCAAGCAGTAAACGATACATTTTTCACTGTATTTGCAAAAATTCCAATCACAGTTCCAAAGGGTGGTTTGATCATTGACAACGATTCCACAAATTCCACTACAAAGATTTACAGGTTTTTACAGCCAACCAACATCTCTCAATTTGAAATTCAGCTTTTGGATCGAGCTGGTCAAGAACTAAGCTTTAATGGAAACTTTTCAATAACCATTGAAATTGAAGAGGTTGTAAGTCATTCGCTCTACGAAAAATTACGTGAGCTGTAAGTAAGATGGAGAAATCGGTTCTTGAGCGCATTCCAGTTCCCCAAGTTGAGAACCACTACAATTTGACCTCAACGTCGCAGCAGTATCCTGCCCCCAAACATGGTGGTCGAGTTCCGAACATCAACGACGCATCCACGTTCCAGTTCGCGGCTCGCCCGTACAAGCTCTACTCCGACGGCCGACCCGTGTTTGAGGACAACCCTCGCTCTGATCTTGTGGGACACCTCCACACGAAAACCCCCCTGAACACGGTCTTTTTCAGCAATGATAACATCGACCAGCTCCAAAATGAAATTCGCTCCCAAGTTTTGGCCATGAGCGGGGGCAAGTACGATATCAGTCGTCAGAGCGACGACGATCTTCGTCTGGTCATGCGCAGCTACTACCTGATGTTCGGACGCAACGATCCTGCGAATGTTTCAGGAGAGCTGGAGGAGCTAAATCGCCGCGTGATCGGATACTGCTCCGGAAAGATCTTTTCAGAAGTGGATTTTCACATGTTTTACCGCAAGGATTTGGAGGAGTTCGCGCCCGCTATTGCGAACCCCGTCAATACACAAGTATATGGTACGCGTTATGGAGAACTAAAGTCATTCTTTTGAAGTATCAAGATGGAGCTGTGTGAGTTTCGCGGCAGAATTTATGGAAAGCATTCCAAACAACTATTCACTTTCGAATCCGTATGGGATTCGTTCCGACCTATTACTTCTGTAGGATGGAACGGGCGCGAAATTGTGTGTGTGGATTCCGAATACAAGCGAGATTTCTTCAGTCCTGTATACGGATACGGAAGTCCTGAAATGAAACAGGTATGTAGAAATTTGAGCGATCATATTGAACTGGGAGACGCGAAAGAAATCGTAGATCCAATCGCATTTTGGCGTTGGTGCGGAGTTTCAAATGCCAAGTGGTGGAATGATAGGGCGTGTGTTTTTTCATCAAAATGCGCTGATACATCCAAATCAAGCTGGAAATCATATTTGGCCTATATTCACTCCAAGCCAAAGACATTGAGACGGTCAGTTGTAAGGCGAATGACGCGTAAAAGGGTTTAGTACAAGAGTAACACCCAAGTATAAATGCGAGTAAACATTATTTCCAATTTTGGGAAGAATACCGGTTTGAACCAAGACACGTTCTTGCTACGTGGTATTCTTGCTGGAATTTACGAAAAGGAGGTGAGTATCTCTTGTGTTCCGCACATCCACCCTCATTGCCAAGAGGCAGATGTCAATATCTTTCTCGAGACTATCAATCCATCTCTTTTTCCCTATGCCCGCAAGAATATTTGGATTCCAAATATTGAGTGGACGTATCGAACTTGGGAGCCGTATCTGAATATGGTCGATGAAATTTGGGTAAAGACGCGTGAAGCGGAAGATGTTTTGAAGAATGTTACAACGACGCCAATCAAGTATATTGGTTGGACCTCTATTGACAAGGTTTGGGATATTGATGGCAAGAAGAACTATTACAAGGCATTTGTCCCCGTTGGCAAGAACATTTACCGTCACCCTCGCCCAATTTTCCAAGCATATACGCGCATACTAGCCGAAGACCCTAAGCTGTATACGAAGCTTCCTATATTACACGTCGTGTATTCTCCTGATCACCATGATGTTACAGTTCCCGTTGAGATTTCCGATAAGGTCATTCTGAAGGCAGAAGTTCTTAAGGAGACAGAGTATGATGAGCTTCTGAAAGAGTGTGGTCTCTGCATATGCCTGAGTTTGACAGAAGGGTTCGGACATGCCGTCAATGAAGCTATGTCTGTTGGTTCTAACCTCATTCTTTCAAGCATTCGTCCTTTTACTGAGGATCTGGTTGGTAAAGATCAGTCGGGATGTATCTTCTGCGATATTCTTGAAACGATTGAACAGCCGGCATGCTTTGGGACTTTAGTGGATAGTAAGATTTCCGGAATTGTCGATGCCTTAAAGACGTTTGTGGAAATGGGGTTCAAGGAGAAGAGGGATGGCTCAGAGAATATCCGCAAGATTTACGAGGCTCGTCATAAGACTTGGATTGAGAGAATGAAGGCTGTTCTTGCCTCGGTTCTCGACAAGGATCTCCCAGAATACCATCTGAAGGACGTGTTTCCTAAGGAGGATGATTTGCCGGATGTTTCCATCATCACTCTGACGAAAGATCGTCGGCCATTCATGGCTCTTGCAAAGTACTGCTACCTTCTGCAGACATATCCTGAAGATAAGATGGAGTGGGTGATTGTAGACGACGGAGATGATCCAATTGAGGATACACTTATCGGTATTCCAAACGTGACTTATGTGAAGTGCAATCCTGGAATGACAATTGCCGCAAAGCGTAATTTTGGTGTCCAGAAAGCCATGTATGATGTTATTATTCACGCAGACGACGATGATGTCTACCCCGAGAACACGGTCCTTCATCGAGTAGCTATGATGCTAAAAGACCCAGCGCGCGAATGCGCATTCTGTACAACAATTCCCTGTTACGATATTGTGAAGTATAGTTCGTTCATGAACGTTCCTCCGATGACACTACCGATGTCAGAGCGTGTTTCTGAAGCGACGCTGATTTATACGCGAAAGTTCTGGGAAGAGAACAAGTTCGACGAAACAGTCAAGGTTGGCGAAGGAGACGCATTTATTCGCGATCGCGAGCAAATGTGCCGTGAGTTATCCCCACAGGAAGTTATTGTCAGTTTAATTCATCCGAAGAACACGTCAAGTCGCAAATTGCCGGATTTCAAGGAACCCAACGGATGCCATTACGGATTTAATGAAAAATTGTACGCTCTCGTATCTGAGATTGGCGTTAAGCTAGTGGAGGACCAGCTTAATAGCCAAACAGACCGCGGCGGCGGGTGCGACGAGACCCGCGGCGAGAGCGGCGACGGCGAGCGCCCTCAGTAATCGTAGGGGGTTCCTTCTCCAGCTCAGTGGCACCGCCGACGTTCGTGGCGGCCGTGCCGAGACCAGCGGCGGCCTGATCGATTCCAGCAACAGACGCCTCAGAACCACCCATACGCTTGATCTGCTTCTTGAGCTTGAGGAGCTTCTTCTTGGTGGCACGGAGCTTGCGGCTCATGCGACGGCGACCACCGCCAGTGGAGAGGGGAGCAGCAGAAGAAAGAGAGAACTGTTCGGGAGCGGCGGACATTTGTTTTATACTTTGTTGTAGAGAAATATTTAGGCCGAGCAGGAAAGACATTCGGGCTCGACCGTGAACTTTTGGGCCATGACCGCGGCTTTTGTACGCAGATAATAACAACCAGTCTTCAATCCCTGCTTCCAAGCATAAACGTGCATTGACGAAATCTTCGCATAGGTGGGTTCTGTCAAGAAGAGGTTCAGGGACTGCGACTGGCAAATGAACGGGGCTCGGTCGGATGCCATATTGATGAGCGTCTTCTGTGGGATCTCCCACGCAGTTTTATAAAGCTCTCGAATCTCCTGCGGGATCACCGTAATAGTCTGAATGCTTCCGTTGTTCGCGATGATATCGGTGCGAACGTCGGCAGTCCAAAGCCCAATCTTCGTCAAGTCCTCTACCAAATACTTGTTCACGACCATGAAGTCTCCTGCAAGCACTCGGCGAGTATACAAGTTGCTCGTGAACGGCTCAAAGCACTCGTTGTTACCTAGAATTTGAGATGTTGAGGCAGTGGGCATCGGGGCTACAAGGAGGGAATTGCGGAGACCCTTTTGCGCTCGCTCCTTCAGTTCTGTCCAATCCAAATATTCTGTCTCCTTCGGCTCGTCCTTCCACAAATCAAACTGAAACTGTCCCTTTGACATCGGCGACCCTGCGAATGTCGAATACGACCCCTCTTCAACGTCTCCGAAGTGAGGGATTGTAAGGCATGTCTCAATGACACGATTGCGGCTCTGAAATACTGCCGCGTAGTAGATGTTCTCAAAGATTTCACGGTTCAGTTTGGATGCACCCTCGCTATTCCAAGGAAGCCGAAGAATTGCGAACACATCCGCAAGTCCCTGAACGCCAATCCCGATGGGACGATGACGCTTGTTGGACTTCTCGCACTCAGGAGTCGGATAGAAGTTCTTGTCAATGACAATATCCAAGTTGCGAGTGATAATCTCTGTGTAGTGGCGCAGCTTCTCAAAGTTGAACTTGCCGTTCTCAACGAACTTTGGAAGAGCCAGCGATCCCAAGTTACATACGGCAGTCTCATCTGGACTCGTGTACTCCATGATTTCGGTGCACAAATTTGAGCTCTTGATTGTTCCCAAATGCTGCTGATTGGACTTTGAGTTCGCGGCGTCCTTGTAGCACAAATACGGCGTTCCTGTCTGGATCTGGGCGTCCAAAACCATCTGCCACAACTTTTGGGCAGGAATAGTCTTACGACCCTTTCCCTCGCTCTCGTACTTGGTGTACAGCGCCTCGAACTCATCGCCGTAGCAATCGGAAAGACCGGGGCATTCTGAAGGACACATGAGTTCCCAGTTCTCGTTCTTCTCTAGACGCTTCATGAAGAGGTCCGGAATCCAAAGGCCATAGAACAGGTCTCGGGCCCTGTCCTCCTCTGCACCCTGATTGAGCTTGAGCTTGAGAAACTCCTCGATGTCTGCGTGCCATGGCTCCAGATACACTGCAAAGGATCCATTGCGCTTTCCGCCTTGGTTCACGTATTTGGCGGTATCGTTGAACACCTTGAGCATAGGGACGATTCCGGTAGACTCTCCGTTGGTTCCGTTGATTTTCGAGCCGCGCGCACGGATGTTGTGGATAGACAGACCGATGCCGCCCGACCACTTTGAAATTTGGGCGCAGTCGCCGAGTGTCTTATAAATCCCCGTAATAGAATCGTCGGACATCTGAAGGAGGAAGCAAGATGAAAGCTGAGGTTTCAGTGTCCCAGAGTTGAAGAGCGTAGGAGTAGCGTGGATGAAGTAGCCTAGCGACAGAGCATCATATGTCTCCTTCACGTGTGCGAAATCCTGTCCGTGAAGTTGAATTGCCACCCGCATCCACATGTGCTGGGGGCGCTCCACAATCACGCCATCCTTCCGAAGCAAATATCCCTTCTCGAGCGTCTTGAACCCAAAGTAGTCGAACATGAAGTCGCGGGAGTAGTCGATCATGGGTTGGTAGATGTCCCTATGATTTGTTACAAAGTCATGATACTCATCGCTGATACCTTGTGTGCGACCGTGATATAGTGCTTCTATGCAATCCAGCAGCGTGGCAGGAGTGTTCTTTTGGTGGTTGCTGATGACGATGCGAGCAGCGAGCTTCCCGTAGTTGGGGTGGTAGCGCGCCTGCATCATCGCACACGTCTCGGCCGCAAACTCATCCAGCTGTGCCGTCTTCATTCCGTCTTGGAGTTGATTACACACTTTCTGGGAAACTAGATCAGGATTTACGTGTTCAAGACCATCGGATAGTGAACGAATGCGCTGAAGAATTTGGTCGAAGGAGACGGGGACGCGCTCGCCATTACGCTTTAGGACGTATATGTGCTCTGTCATTTCTTGTTGCATTCTATACACTCGCTACACGAAAATTCGTTTTCAACTTACCAATTCTTGTCATATGTATGAGTTCCGAATCTTTGATCAAAGCCTTCGTTATAGTAGAAATACTTACTCGGAATAATAACATGTTTCCTAGCGTTTATGTTTCCTCGTGCCATAGCCCAACCAAGAACTTGAGGACCGGTATGCATATGAATATTTTCAGTATTCAAAGTTGCCTTCGCGACTAGTTCGCATGCAATCTTTAGAACAGAATGATGCGCAACAGCTGCAAAAAATCCGATGGACATATACTCCCATGTAAGCGGAATATCGTGACACATAACGATTTCGGCTCCATTCAAATCGTAAATAATTGGGTCTAAAGATCTGTGAGGAACAACATCCGCATCCATATACACTCCGCCATACTTTTCAACAATACAATACCGCATAATATCTGCCTTCTGCGCCCCCTTTGTCGAAGTCTTGATTTTTTCAATAATTTCTGAGGAAAAATGTTCATCCGTAATATCTTCATTTCTCCAAACACGGATGCTCCAATGTGGCATTAGCTGTTTCCATTTATCTACGTGAGGTTGAAAGGTGTCTGGTGGTTCAGAATCTCCAACCCAAATCATATGAAGAACCTGTGGAATTCTCGCATGATGCGCAAAATCCACAAAATCAATATTGTTGATAAACCAAATATTCTTGCAGCTATCAGGTATCATTACATTATTAAAGCTGTCTTGTTAAAATTATTTCCAAGAATGTGCGTATAAATGTTGTCCAAACCTATCATTATTCCAGTCATTGACATATAAGTACTCTGTAGCAAGAAGAGTATATTTCCTATCATCTGCTGGGCGCGTTTCTGCGACTGCAAGGCCTAAAAGACGAGGACCAGTTTCGTGAGATATATCCGTTGGACTATTAATTGAAACAGTTCTACAGAGTTCACATGCCCTCTTCATAATCGGATGATTTGGCGATGCCCCGAAAAACGCGTTGATAATATATTCCCATGAAATTGCATTATCATGACACAAAATAACATC